AGCAGTTCCATTTTTTGGATGATTTCCGCATGAGCATCATCGTTATCAACACTTAACTCGTTTAATGCCTCTCGCACTACATCAACTTCTTCTGGTTGGAAGAAGTCATCTCGGTAGTCACCAAATAGAACCGAAACAAGCCTGCCACCAGCAACATCAAGATTGGCGCTAACAGGTGGCTCTTTACCATCCTCAAATTCGACTACAAAAGTTAATTTTCCCATCGTTACCACCAGCGACAAATTGAATACAAACCCAGTGCTGCCGCCATCACAATTCCTACCGTTGCGAATGCTTCAGGCCAGCTCATTATCTCACCTCCAGTCTCCATACCGCCTGACCAATCCGGCTGGCATGGGTATCTTTGGATACTGTTCCATCTTTAGCCATCTCCATAAGAATTTTGCGCAAATCTGCCGAACGCCATTCTTCATCAGGAAATTCCTTCTCCATTGCCAACCGCAGATTCCAGGTTGCCATCCTGAATGGATATTCCCCGCCGAGAGCTTTATCTTGCAGGGCAGCCCGGGAACGCATCACCTGCAAAACCTTCTCTTTTACATCCATCATTTCGCCTCCTGCGGCGGTTCTGGTAGCGGCATCCAGTACAAGGCGTTCCCTAACCACGATAAAGTGCCGTCGCTCAACTCCACGTATTCCCCTTGTACCTGTCCTGCCATATACTCGCCGTGCTTTGAATAAATTAAAATCCAATCATCTTGAGCGGGCATTCGCTCACTACAGCTTATCCAACCATCCGGAGTTACCGGATAGTTGCCATTCACAAGGTCAGCTCGAACATATAGCGTGTCATCATGGTGCTGATTGTGGCTGCACCACGTTAATTCGCTTAACTCGCCATCTTCTGGCCATACTCCAGCTGTTTGCAGCCAGATATGGGCTGGCGCATCTTGGCAAGGTGTATTAACTGGCAACTTGTAAGTTTGGCTTACAGGTTGGCTACCCTGAAGCATGGCAGCGTGGCAGGCATCCTCAACGTTCTTCACTGCATCTGCGCAGTAGTTATAGCGATTGCATTCCACTAATTTCTGCTTGAGGTTTTCAATTGCTAACTCGATTTCATCCGGCACTACCGGCTCTGGTTGGATAGTGACGTTGGCAAAGGCAGCACGCAAACCGGCCTTAATTTCCTCTACTTCATCAGCGCCTAGCGATGAATCTGACAATGCGTGATGGAATGCGTAAGCCATGTCGTCGTTTACTGCAACCGGTTCTGCTTCCAGCGATGCCAGAGCAATTCGTGCCAGTTCTTCCGCTTCTTCTGCTGGCAGTACAACGTTGCTACCAGGTCCGTATGTTTCGCGCCACTGCTTGATTGTCAGCAGTCGCTCTTTGGTAATAGTGATCATGCCGCGTTTCCTTCTTTCTTATTAACAATTACACCGTCATATATTTCATTAAGGTGCCCTCTCAACTCCATGCGCCTTAATGCAGATAACATGTAATCGCATTCAACCTGCTTATTTCCAGTAAATGGCTTATCGTCAGGATTACCCCAACAGCAATTACCCTTGGGCCACCCATGTACTTTCCGTACTCTTCCGTTAACAACGTGAAGTAATCCCCAGCCAGGTGGTAAATCCTCAACTGAAATAATTCCCGGCTCACTAATAAAGAATCGCCAGTCGCCCATTCCAAGAGATGGATTTTTACGAAAACGCTTTTTTCTATCTGCCAACAAGTCAGCACGAGAACACTTCGCCTCTATCAGGCATGATGCTGAATTTCTGAATCCCATAGCATCTGGCTGTTCTCCGGTACTGGTTACAGCTATAAAGCGGTCATGAAAACAAACCTTGAACCCGTTGCGCTTAAGGAACTTATACGCAATCTGACAGAGTTCGCGGTGTGTTAACGCCATATCACTCTCCTTTAGTGCGCAAGTGGTTTTTCCAGCGGTTTTGCGCCGCGCTGGGCTTTTTGCAAAAACCACAATCCATCATCCCGTAATATTTCATCAACCCCATCCGTCGGTTGCTGAGTCTCACCCACTGCCAGACGCCAGGAGCGTTTCTACGAACTAACAGAATCTTTGCTTTACGGTTTTTCATCTTACAGCGTACCCTTTCTTCCGCCTGTTCTGTGACGCAGTAGGCTTACGCTTTGCGGCAAAAGCCACCTGACCAAATGGATGGAGTACCGCTATCTTATGGTTGCTAATAACCAGCTCCACCACACGCACAGGTCGCTGTAAAAAAAGTCGTTTTGCCTTACGGTTTTTCATCGCTTTGCTCTCCTGCGTCTCTTTGCTGCTCGTCGTGCCGCTGCAATACCGGTATGGCGGCGCTTTGGTGCCGGGATGATGTTGTCAGCCATCAGGACATACGGCTTTGCAATTAGCGCAGAAGCCCAAAAACGAGTCGGGTACGGTAACAAGCCGATACATGCCACACGCATTACTCACCTCCTTTGATGCGAATGCCAGCGGCGCGTGGCACATTAACTTCCACGATGCGCACAGTTGGTTTGTACATCTCAATCGCAGTCAGCCAGTCAGCGCCAGTCATGCGCTTTTCTGCATCGCCATTAGTCCACTTAACCGGTACACCAATAGCCTTCATCGCGATTTCTATTTCCCCGGCAATGGCGCTTTTTCCGCAACCAGTAAAACCAGATACAACGACCAGAACTTCACCTTTGGCTGGTTTTATTCCCCGCGCTTCCAGTTCTGCTATGCGCTTACTTCCATCCGAGATAACACCTTCGTAATACTCACGCTGCTCGTTGAGTTTTGATTTTGCCAACTCCAGTTGTTTTGTTAGTTCCGCAATACGGCAAACATCGTTGATACGCGTTTCCTCTAATGCGTTGATCTCATCCAGTAGTGCCAGCACGGTTTCTGGTCCGGCCAGAAATTTGAAGGCGTTGAGGGCATCAATATCAACACCGCTATCTTTAAGTTCCTGTTCGCTTATCAGAGCATCATCAACTGGCAACATTAACAGGCGTTCCATTGCCGGAATTGCACGCTCTGCCGCCTCACGCAGTGCCTGATAGTCAATTGTCATTCTCGCCATCCTTCACAGTTGTAATCACTACAGCCTTCAAAATCATATGGGCTGTACTGCCAGGTTATTTTTCCGCAATGCGGACAATTCCAACGCACCTTCCCGCTTCGCGACTTCTTTCTTCTGTTCTGCTCTTTCAACCAGTCAGGCATGACCAAACCTGCGCCCTGAACCATTGTTCTGCGGTTAAAGTTATTGATATTGAACGTCCGACGCTTTGCTGCATCAGCAATGGAAAATGGCAACCAAACTATTCCTGGTTCGTTTTTGTTGGCGACGCTAAAGATGGTCGCTTTACTGAAGTCATCTGTTGGCAATCCACCGTGTTGAAGCCAGTAAACATCGTTGCCGTTCCAGCTACCTTTTTTGTAGGCCACATACGCAGTGCAATCTGACTCAATCAGGCTTTCTGTGGGGATGTACTGGCAATCAACGTGCCACACAGCCATTGCATCCACGCTATCAGCGCAAACAGGCTGATCGATATCTCGTCCACAATTCCAGGCTTTTTGGGCTTCTTCCAGCGTGTAAACATGAGCGCGATCGATATCAGAACTGTAACCATTGCCGTTATGGCAATGGAATGAGGCGTTATTACCCACAGTTTCACGCAAGCACATCATGTAAAAGCGGTTATTCACTGGTTGCCTCCGCTTCCCACGTTTTCAGACTTTCACCACAGAACGGGCAAAATGAAACTCGAATAGGCGATTTATAAAATTCACCAGACCGCAGCATGATCAGGTCTTGTGAATGAATTAATTCATGGTTATAGATTTTGTATTTCAGCAGACCTTTTCGCGTCGTGTATTCAGCGTCATGCTCCAGGGATTGTGCCAACGCCGCGCACGGTTCTATCTTGTTGCCATTAATTTGGCATTTTGACTCACTCACTGGTTGCCCCCTGAATACGCTCAAACTCTATTACCCACACCCAAGGATTAGCGTTCCAACTATCTTCGCCATAAATTGATTTCCATAGGCTACGGAAACCTGGGTAATGCTTATCGCCAATGAGGGTCGATTCTGTTGGTGCGCCCTCAGCCCTTGCATCGCATTCGCTGATATCGTTCAACCGCTCAACGCGCACGTTGGTAATTTCCAGAAGAATGCGCGATGCCCAGCGCGGCATGTGAATTGATGGCGTCCACTTTTCTGATACTGGTTTATTACAAACCTCGACCGGAACCCGGTGCGTTTGTTCTGTCCAGGAGTTACGCACGCTTGCGCGATAAACCAGCGTTGCGACGTCCGTCGCTTTGCCATGTACCCGGTAGGTTTCGCGAACCCAAATACGATCGCCCGGTTGACCATATGGACAATGCTTGGCAAGCAACTCTGCGGCCACTGCCCGTCCATAGAATTTTTCTTCAACAATCCTGCGAGTCTGTGTTTTATTCCCGCCAAGAATTGCCCGGACCATCTCATCGTTAAAAATCATGCCGCGCTCTTTCACTTCGCCTTTCATGCATCCCCCTTACCCATGTGCGACGATGCCGCAAAAAGTGATAGAGAACAGCCAGAAATAGATCGCGGCCATAATGATTTTGAATGCCGTGTTCATATTTTCAGCTCCTGTGATTGATTGGATACATGCCGCGCCTTGCGGCATGTTTTTATTTTCACTTCCTCTGTTTTAAAAATCAATATTTATTAGAGCAATTATTGTTGATGGAGAAGCGCGTTTTCATACTCCCTGACCATTAACGTAAGCACGCCGTGCCTCCTGAAAACACGCGCCACTTCAATCTTATCTTCCAGCGCGAACGCGATTTTACTTAGACCAATTTTCTTAAGGAGATCAATCTTTGCTGGGCCGTCATTTCTGTCATCGGTGGCAGGACGCATAGATAGCAAAGGCTCAGCCCCGTTTGTTACGTACTTCCGCAGCCAGGCTCGTGTTTTATCCCTTGCGATCTCACAGCGCCCGGTTACAAACCAGACCGTGTAAACGTTAAATAACTGGCGCACAATATCAATAACTGGAGTTATGGGAGTATCAGTGTCACAGGCGAGATTAAACTCGTTCCAGTCCTTTGTTAATGCACCTTTACCTGGTGGCGGAAGCAAATGCAGTCTGTCTTCAGTTGCCTCTGATATTGTTCCATCAATATCAACTATGACGATATACGGACGTTCCTGGTGTGCGTGTTTATTGAAAATACTCAAATTCCCTCCTCATTGGACGAAAAAAATGCTGGTGGGCGCACTCCACCAGCATTAAAAGTGACACTGTAACTGTCAGCGAACGTAAATAGTTCCGCCGTTCTCTTTTTCCCATGCATCGCTACGTGCATAGCAAACATCGAGAAGTCTTCTTGCCGCTGTTTCCTCTAAACCCAATTCGACAACCAACTGCTCATGACGGCGGGTAACCACATCAAACAGGGTATGCAGCCCTTTAGCTGCCAGCTCATCAATAAATTCCGGTTCGAACGGCAGCTCTGCCTCTGCCAACATAACCTCTTGCGCCCACTCAACTCGACGGACCAGTTCCGGGCGGCGGCTTTCCATCTCTTTACAGATCAATTCATGGAAGAACTCTACCCAACCTTCCGGCTGGAACTCGCGGAAAATGGCCAACGGCTGGAAGTTTGGCATCAACCATTCGTTGATCCGGATATCAATGGCATAGCCCATGTCGCAGCAGAACTGATAAGCAAAGTCCAGCTTAGAAACGATATAAGGACGCTCGTTATTGAACTCTTTAGGCGATGAGATCCCATAAGCCAGGAGGCGCGGGAAGAAGGAGATTTGCCCTAACGTCGGATGAAGTTTGCTTGCAGGGAAACGGCGCTCAGTAATGCCATACATTTCCTTCTTGAGCGTCGCAAATTTGGCATTCTCATTAACCAGCGCGGTAACCTCTGCTTTTTTATTAGCAAATGCCACGCGCGCCTCGCTTGCATCTTTAATAGTTTTTTTGAGCTGTTGGTTAAGGTCGGCGACCTGCTTACGCAGTTCCTGTCGCTCGCTTTTAGCTTTGTTATAGCGTTTCTCAAGGTTAAAAGGATCAAGTTTCATGATCTCTTTATATTGAGATTTTAGCGTTGAAATCTGTGAGTTCCGCAGTTCAACCATCGCGGTCATTTCATTGAGTTTTGTTTCCAGCTCAATGCTTATACGTTCGGCATTATCAGCACGCTGGTTGGCGTCATGCGTCGCATCGTCGATCGCGTCCTGTTGCTGGCGTTTCAAATGTTCAATTTCCAGCTGAAGCTCTTCAATTTCTTTACCCTTCAGACCGAGATCCAACTGCATATTTTCAGCTGCATCTACCAGGGAGTTATGGCTATCAGCTTCTGCGTTATAAACATCAATAAGCTGTGCGTGAAGCATCTCCGCTGACTGAACCGCATTATCAAAAAAACGCGCTGTGAGGTCATCACAACTAACGCGGCGTTGCGCGGCCCGGATGTTCTGGATAATGGCCGGGATACCGGCATTCAGGACGTCAGGGATAGATACATTTTCGATTGATTGGTTTTGTGCTGAAGTGCTCATTTCAAAGTTCCGTATTAGCTTGTGCTTCGGTCATTTTTCCTAAGTATGAAGGAGGAAGGACTACGCAATTTGTATCCAGTCCCTCACCTATGGCAGCCTGTAAAATTCTGGCTAAGGTGAGTCTCTTGTTGCGATACCTGGTGATGACATGCCTGATACCGCCGGTCGGCGTAACAAAGGCGATCAGCCAGTAGTGATATTTCCGTCGGAATGGCCACATAGTGCACCTTGTAGATTGCTCTAATAAAAAACGTGATGAGTGTACATCACGTTTTAAAAATATGGAATTATTAGAGCAATATTATTCTGATTCTCGCTCAAAAAATGAGCTGATAAGGGGAAGCCAATCCTCTGACACTTCGCGAGGTCGCGGTTTGCCGTGGAAAAAGATTATTCGGCAGTCTTTTGGTAATGCCCCATTCCCCCTGGAGTAACGCGCGCTCGCATATTTTGAACCAGGTTCCACAACATCGGCCTTGTAACTTACAAACCATCCTGGATACAGATCCTGAAATGCTGGTGTATCATCGCCCATAACCTTTCGTAAGAACCCCTGGTCACCCCAGCACTCAGTAGTGACACAACGAGAAATCCAACCTTCCGGATCTTGCCAGAATGAACTCCAGATATGCGCTTTAACACTATTTGGTATCCACAGGGCACCGCTGCCACGATATTGTGGATGGTAAAAATCCCTAAGCATGGTGAAGCTGGTTGGTGGATGCTCTAGGATTGGGCGTATATCACCGGCAATAACCGTGTCCAAATCCAGATAGAACAGATCATCGGTTATATCCGGTCGGAACAACTCGATTTTCGCCCACCAGCCACGGCACTTTTGCCACTGGTTGATCAATGGGACAACTTTGACGCCAGGTACATGTAAACGCTTCAGGTCTGTCAGGCAAATAATTTCATAGCCTTTTGGCAGTTGATTAACCAGCCACTGCACATCGGAAGCGTTATAGTCACCACCAGAGCGAAAAACTAAAGCAATCTTCATGCTGCACCATCACCTTTCACTTTCATCAATGTCAGGTTTCCGCAAAATACGGCACCAGTGTCGATATACTGCTGATTCCAGAATGTCTTCGGGCTTTTCACCGGAGTGTGACCAAAGATAAAACGATCTGCGCCCGAAATTTCGCCACCAATATCATCCATCGAATCACTGATACGCTCGCGCGCCCAGACAACGTTGAAAAGCGGCACCTCCTTACCGAATTGGTATTCATTATCCGGATAGTCGGCATGGGCTATAACGATAGTTTCTTGCCCCGTGTTCAACTCAATGATATAGGGCAGACGCTTTACCAGCTCCACCAGCGCCCAGGCTAATATTTCCTGATCAGTGTCCAGCATGAAGAACCATTGTCCGCCATTCATTAGCCAGTTATTCACGTTGCCATCTGGACTTAACGCATCAATCATCAGCCGCTCATGGTTCCCCATCACTGCCCTGAACCAGGGCATCTGCAATAGTTCCAGACATTCGACATTTTCAGTACCGCGATCGATAAGGTCGCCGACCGATATCAGTAAATCCTGCGCCGGGTCAAAATCCACACGATGGAGTTCGGACATCAGTCTGGTGTAGCAACCATGCAGATCACCAACAACCCAGACATTCCTGTATTTGGTACCGTCGATACGGTGATAAATTGTGGGTGCCATCATGTATTCTTCAGCCATTCTTTAAGAGTCATCTGCGGAATACCTCCCATTTTCCCGCATGAAACAACGTCAATCTGTTCACGCGCAGACTGGAATAACAAAGGCAGGTGACTTAGATTTTTTGGCGTGCTGCCGGAGTGAACGCGTAGTTCTTGCGTAGCGTCAACGCCCACCAGAGCTACATGTTTGAATCCGATATGGAAAGCCAGGTTCAGAGCACCATATGCACTATTGCCGCTGGCAATTTCATTCTCATCTTCGCAAAGGCCGAAATGTGCGGACCAGCGCCACGCCCACCACTCGGGAGAATTCGTATTTTTTGGCTCCATGCCGCGTTCAGCCACACGACGGAAGCACAGAACGCCATCTCTGACTTCACGTTCTTTAACATCGGGTAGTGCCATGCAATAACAAACACCACGGCGACGGCGGCCACGACCAACGCGCCGCATATTGTCTGGCGATGGATCAAGTGTGAAAAAATAAGAAGCGCGGTTCAGCCAGTCGATGGCCCCATTGACCGCTATAATCGGCACTCCGCGCGGCGCAACAAAGTTTGCGGCGCTTGGGCCACTGCCGACGATAATAACGCGATCACTGCCTCTAAATTTATTCTTGGGAAACATTGAATTGCACTGCTCCTACTTGCATTCAAAATATGTAAATCTGCGTGTTTTTTGCGGGTATCCAGGAACTGCTGTTGCCATTTTGAAATAGACACCTGCGTTGGATTCCGTAGTGCTTGAGGGTGCGCGCCATGCCAATGAAGGCCGTTTTGCAGAGAACAGTCATAGCCGACTAATACCACTACTTCAGCCCCTGATTCAGCAGCCAGACTGATAGCCTGCGCGCCGCTATTTACCCCTTCCGCCGGTCCACAATATCTCCTGTACTCCAACGAAAATGATTTCGCCGCCGCCAGGTTGGCTGTCACTTTGCGGAATCTCCCTCCCGGTATGGTGGATCCGTATTGCTTCCACCATGACAAATCACCGGCGTATAAGGCATAAATGTCATCGAACATCTGCCAGGAATTGTTAACCGCGATGATTGAACAGCCAGTTTTTTCTATAGCAGCACAGTCCTCACGAGTGAGTGACGGTCCGCTACCGACACAAAAAACAGTCCTAGTCGCCCTGGGTGGTATGTTCATTCTCAGCTGCAAATTCAGCCTCCAGGCGAGCATTCATTTCAGCGATTACAGAGTCCACTACAGCATCTGTTTCCTGTTCATTACGCGGCATGATCGATGCCAGCGATTCATAATTAGCCTTGGATGACACGACTATTCTCCCGATGTTAATGTGCGCTATATCAAATGGCGCATATGTACTAATTAATTTATTATTTTAAGCAGCATACAACCACTTGTCGCCGTTCAATACATGCTCAATAGCCTCACCCTTTTTAAGGCTTATGTATTCCAGGATGGCGGTTATCGCTTGTTCTGCACCATACGCAAGAACGACGTAGTAACCTTCCTCTCTAAGCCTGCGCATCCAGGCGATCTGCTCTTTCGTCGGGGCTTTACCATTTGGTTCTTTAAGCTCAATTCGCATGCCGTGATAAATACCGCATGCTTTATCGAGACTCATGTCCGGATAACCTTTTTTCTGCCCTTCAGCTTTCATTTTCCCGGCGGTTGCTTTTGAACGTTTCCCTCCGTTAGGCGTTGCATGCAACAGCTCATAGATGTCAGGGTGCTTGCGTTCGAAGTAATCAAAAATGAAAACCTGCTCGAAGTGCTCGCAATTTCCGTCGCGCAGGTCTGGGTTCTTTGCCAGTGCTGCAAGTGCCTTCGCATGTGGAGAAACTTCTTTTACCGGCGCAAGCGATAAGAATGGATCCTTTTTGGTTTTTGGCCTGGACCGCCCCTTATTTCTACGCTCACTAAAAGCCTGAAACTCTTCCTCAGTAAAGCGCAACATAATCAGTCAAATCCTGCCGGTCGCATGCCATATTTACGCTGTTTTGCGGCCTGCTCTTCCCTGTGCCATTGCGCACACTCAGCGTCACAATAGATGCCTGATTCGATCGGTTCATTGCAGTAACGACACTTCCCTGTAAATACCTGGCTCACGACCTGTGCCTGCTTTCTGATGTTATCGATGGCCATGTCTTTGAGAGCTTCTAACTGATTCATGCTCAGCTCTGCATCATCAACACGTTCTGCCAATTTTGTTTCCTCGTGAAGAACCTACTTAAGGGCAGAATGATACATTTCACAATCAAAATTGCACTAATAATTTTCTTTTATTGAGTTAAATATTCAACAAATGACTAGCGGTAGAATCACCATCATCTATTTCTGGCAGGCTGACTATGGCTACATCAATCACTACAACCCAAAGCACCCGGCAATATCCTCTGTCGCGGTATGACGACCGCAACATAGCCGATCCAATACTCAGGGCAGAGCTACGCAAAGAGGTGATGCTTATGTGTGAATCGAACGACAAGAATATGACGATTTATTACGTTCTTCCCGATGAGCAATATCGCCCGGATTTGCTGGCTTACCGTATGTGGGGCATAGCAGAGCTACGCTGGGTTGTGACGCTCGCCGCCGGGCTTGAGGATGAGTCTCAGGGTATGACTGTTGGCAAAAAATTAAAACTCCCACCTGCCACCTGGATCCGCGAAATGATTCGCCATTTCCAATACGACGGCCAGGTAATAGGGACATTATCCATTGCGTAAGGGAATTGAATGCCAACTGAATATGCTCGCGACAACCTTGGTCGCTATCAGACCGATGGATTAAGTGCAAAAGACTTTAACAAGGTCTTCGATCTTATCCGTAAACAGCAGCGTCAGAATCGGCGAAACGCGCGGCGTACACTCACCCCAAGGATTATGGGGATGCGTAACCGCGAACTTGAGGCATTCCTCAGCCTTGGGAAAAAGAAAGATGGCACCTACTTTACGCCCGAAGATATACGCAGTTTCAACACCTCAAGGCAGGCTCATAAAACCAAATTCAAGAGCACGGTACCCGGCATTACCTATGCTCAGCTGGTGGCGCAGTCCACCAGCATTGATATAAAACGCGCTAACAACAAAGTTTCTGATGGCACAGGGATCAAAGCCGCGACATTTCTCGGGCTAAAACACAACCTTGCATTGATATCTGTTAATGCCTCGGATGAGTCTGTCCACCAGCATCACCGTGTCAGAATTCGATTTGAGGAATGGGATAAAGCCGTTGAGGATATTGCTGAAGACGGTGCGAAAAAAGCCCGAATCGCTGCCGATCTCTGCAAGGGCCGGGTATCTTTCGACTGTGATTGTGGACGCCATCAATACTGGTATCGTTATATGGCCACGGCTGGTAACTATGCTGTCGCGCCGCCAAAAGAGTATGCATTCCCCAAAATCCGCAACCCTGATCTGACTGGTGTGGCTTGCAAACATGTTTTGCACGCTATGACGCGTTTTCAGTCTCCCACATGGCACAAGGCCATCATTATTGCCCTGGAAAAAGCAGCTGAACAGGTAGCCTTCGGCGATGACAAGCGGAAGACAACAACCTATTTCAAAGGCGAACTGGCTAAATCGCTCGCGCGCAACCGGACAACAACGACGGATCAGGCTAAAGCTGCGCGTGAGTATGAGCTGTATCTGAAATCTCAGGATGCATTAGGCAAAAAACTACGCGCCAAAGATAGCGCCACGGACAACGTTCGCCGGTTGTTAAAAAAAGCTCGCACCACGGCAAACAGGAAGAATGCCGAACTAAAAGCATCGCGGGTGAGGGAAGCCCAGGCTCGCGCTGAAGCCGACGCTCTCAAAAAAGCCCTGCAAACGCAGGCGAACAACCTCATAAAGTTTTTCATGAGTCAGGGAATGGACAAGACCGCTGCCACCGCGCAGGCGCGAAGCATTCTTGAGACACAAATTAACGAAGCCCGTAAACGGAAAGGATAATCGATGGCTGGTTTCTTTGATGACATGTTTGAGGACACAGAACCATCACAACAAGTGACTGGTGATAACCTCCCGGACACCGAATCGGATCCGGATATTCCAGGCGAAGGTTCTGAACTGATTGAAGAGGAAGATATTGATGCTGAAATCGAAACCGATGGTGTTAACGTTGGTAATATTGTTGATCCTGTGGAGGACAATCACCTTCCCAATCTGGATCACGGCCTGCTTAGTGATTCTGGTGTGCGCCACCGTTATCAAGGTCATGCAGTTTTTAATAACCTTGTGCGGATGGACTGGCTCAAAGCAATCAAGCTAGACCCTGACTCATTCGATGCGGTTCTATACCGCGCAATACCTTACAGAGACAAAAATACACCTGAAACGGCATCTGAAATAATAGAACCGAACCAACGCATATATGACTATCAGGATCCAGAACTGATAACGGCCCTCGACTGCCCGGATGAGATGGACGCCTTCTACGCGCTATACGACGGCAGTGATAATACGGGAATTAGCGACAGTGCTTTAATCCTTCGGTTAGCCGCCGTTAATGTGCCAGTGGGTTCCATGCTCGAATGGCTGGAACAGCTGTCAGACGGTACAACCATTCGCCGCTTCTGGTACATCCATAAAATATTCAATTACGGCACTGCCAGGGTAGGCAGTTTGTTTTATTGCGTGCCTTCACGCGCCTTTGAAGGGAATTTCATCGGTGATTCTGAATAATCAGGAATGGCTACTGGCCATCTTTAAGAAAAAAGGTCTTACTCCAACCGGTAAGCTGGAATTTGCCACTATTGATGGCATTGATTCGGCGCTCGCACAGGCTTTAAACGAAGCGTTCGACTCACAAGTTGTCAGCTTTAATGATCGCACTAACCAGTCATTCAGGGAGTTCCTGAAACGCACCCCAAGAGATCGCATAACGATCGGCACTTTTAGTGATGTGAAAGAATGGTTGTCATCATTTGAAGCCGATCGCTCCGGGCGTAAAGATACTGCCTCTGCTGGCCCGGTAAATAAGCTGGCAATGCCGCTTGTGAATCTGTCTCGTTCTCCCGCGTTTTCAATTTATGAAGGTGAACTGTGCCGGGATAATTACGATGAAGGGCATGTCACCAATGAAAATGATGAGATTGAAGCCCTGGTATCGACTATCCCTTTCTCACTGGAATATTCGCTATGGATCGCCAGTGACGAGAAGGAATCTCTTGGGATGGTTACAACTGCATTAGCATTCTGGCTACGAATGTATGCCAGCCTCGGGCAGGCATCTTTCACTCACATTGCCAATGTCGGCGGTTATGAGATACCGGTTACCTGTTACATAGAAGGGCAAAAATCAATCGCATTTCAGGATCTGACCACCGGCACCGCCGACAACAGGCTGTTCGCGGTTGGATTGAACCTCACCGTTGTGGCGGAACTTCCTATCCTGGCTTATATGCAGCAAACCACCGGCACCATAACGGTAAAAGCGAAAATTCTGGAGGAATGAGATGGCCACAAAGACCACCACAGCCCCGGAAACCGATTCAAAACGCACTCAGCTATTCCTGCAATCTGTTTCAATTGGGCAGAACGAAATCCCTCGCGAAATGATCGTAGGATGTACCTATGTCGAACCCGGGGAGCTATCTGGCCCCCAGCTTATGCTCCTGGTCAGGGATTCAACGGCTTACGTGGTCAATAAGCTGGGGGTGAAATTTGGAACAATACTGACTGTTTCACTTGGTGATCCGGAAGGTCATGGCGGCATCCTTTTCTCGGAAGAGTTCTTTGTTCTTAAAGCGCCACGCAAGGACGATACTGTACTGATTTACGCGTTTAGTAACCCGGTGCGGTTATTAAAAGTTCCGTCCACCAGCGCACAGTATTTTGTTGATAAGCCCCCATCAGCCGTAGTTTCTTCTCTTGCCCCTGGTCTGAAGGTAAATGCTGACTCATTCAGAAAAACATCCACATACCACCTAAATGTTGGAGAAAAACCGACCAAGGTATTGCAGGAGATAGCCCGGGATACCGGTTCTATGTGCTGGGCATCCAGGGGGACGATCAATTTTAAAAGTATGGAAAAAATGGCAAACGCCGCTCCATCGCTTACTTATGAGTCCGCCAATCCCAACACATCCGGATTTACAATTAGTCAGTTCAACATCCTGAATGCCGATTATGAATACCAGCGCCGCCACAATTACAGAATGGCCAGTTATGACATGACCAAAGGTGTGGTTTACTCAGGTAACCAGGAAGACCCCATTAAATTTACGAGCAATCCCGATCCTACCGCGCTGGCGAACTACAACAAATTCATTCTCCCCCGCCTCGATATGCTGGTGGAAGGAAATGCCGCGCTAACTCCGGGTACGACGCTGAAAATTGTCGTGCATAACACGGCAGGTGACGGAGAACTCGATGAATCTATCCCTGACAAAATGATAGTGATGTCCGTGACTCATTTCGAAGACCGCTTCCGTTTTGTCAGCCGTGCACAGTTAGGAGTGGTGAATGGGTAGTTTGACAGGGAAGTATCGGGCTGTAGTGGTAAGCGTCGATGACCCTAAAGGTCTGATGCGTACACAAATACGTGTTGTCGGCATGATGGATGGGTTACCAGATGCCTCATTGCCGTGGGCAGAAGCTATATTGTCCAATGCAAACACGTTTTCACCATTTCTGCCCGGCGATAAAGTATGGGTAGAATTTCCCTACAATGGGGATTCTCGATGGCCATTGATAATCGGTTATGCACAGGATGCATCTGGTGGCGCTCCCAATGTGCCGCCTGAAGCGTCAGGACAAGGTGAAGGCTATGTACCGCCTGAAGTTGAAGGTGCACCAGCACAACCATCAACCAGCGCCAAAAAAGACTTTATTTCGTCGCGGAACGGACTAATGGAGATCCGGACGGCGGGCGGAGCCTGGGCCGTTACGCACTTGAAAAGTGGAACAACAATCGGGTTCAACGAGGCCGGGGAGTTATATGCCATTTCTCAAGGTCCGGCATTCATCTCTTCCGCAGGAAATCTCGATATAAAGTCAGGCGCGGATGTCGCCCTGAAGGCGGGGGGAAGTATGGCGATAGAGGCCAGCGGGAATCTATCCATAAAAGCCGCTCAAGTCTCTGTTGACAAGGCTTAAGAAAAGCCCGGCGTTCGGGCTTTTCTGTTATGACGGGTTCAATTTTTTATCCGTTACCGCGCGACGGTTTCTGCGTGATAAACGTCTCAAGCATCTTTTCCGCAATTGCCGACCAGGTGTGACACTGGACCTTTTCAGCATTTTTCACGCGATCAACGCGAGCAATAACCTCATCCCAATCAATCCGCGACTTGATAACCATATGGTTCACCAAAGCCAGGCGATCTGGCGGAAGGCAATCGGGAGGCGTTAATACCAACGCCCCGCACATTGCCGCCTCAAGAACAGTTAATCCAAGGCTTTCGGGATGCGTAACGATAAAAACGTCACTCTTACGCAATTCAGCTGCAAATTCGGTTGCTGGCACCGGCGTCCGCCTGTATGGAGTTACCGAAATATTCCCCGGATCAATGGTAACCAATCCGTCATCAGTCAACGTTCTGGCCTCATACGGAACGGTCAGACGCTGAAGGTTCATAAGGATACTTAAGGAGTGATCAAAACCACTAACATCAAATGCAGCGTGGTCTACAAAAATACGCAGAACATCGTCCGTTTTGGTTTCCAGATGGAACAGCTCCTGATTCGCTGCCCATCCAACATGTTTGTTAAAGCGATTATGACGTTCTAACCGACCGGGATTATCCAGGTACCGCCAGGTATCATCGCGGACAGTAAAAGTAATATCGACTGGTGCCGAATCCAGCATAGAACCGTCATATACCTGGGCTACCCATCCAGAGAATCGGCGACACAGTTGCATGCCTATTTCCCTGGGTACCGTAGTAAAATACCTCAATCCTGGTGCCAAAATGGCCTTCGCAGAACATGCTGTCGCAGCAGTCAACACAGCTTCAACATAATCCTCGGGGCTTTCGACGCCAGGGGAATATGGACGATGGTATTGCAATGTAACCCCTGCCTCACTAAAGGCGCAGGCCAGGTTATAAGACCACATTTCCGTATATGTTTTCACATCACTGATGGCTGCAAATTTTCGCCCAATGATCAGGATGTTCATCGGCTTTTCCTCATTCCATTGCATTAATAATCCTCTTGCCAGTCAGCACCGGCATAGTTATCAAACCGTGAGTATTGGCCGTTAAAAGCCAATCTCACCGTGCCAATTGGGCCATTTCGTTGCTTTCCGATAATTACCTCGGCAATGCCCTTCATTTCGCTATCCGGGTGATAAACTTCGTCGCGATACAGAAACATAATCAGGTCTGCGTCCTGCTCAATTGCTCCTGATTCACGTAAATCTGAATTTACCGGTCGTTTGTCCGCACGCTGTTCAAGCGATCGATTAAGTTGTGACAATGCCACCACCGGTACTTGTAATTCCTTCGCCAACGCCTTCAGTGAGCGAGAAATCTCGGCAATTTCCAGCGTTCGGTTATCTTGCAGCTCGGGGACGCGCATAAGTTGCAGGTAGTCGATCATAATCATGCTCAAACCACCATTTTCTTTATAAACACGACGAGCGCGGGAACGTAGCTCTGTCGGCGTCAGGGCGCTTGAGTCATCAATAAAAATATTCTGCTTGTCCAACAGAATACCCATTGCGCCAGAAACCCGCGCCCAATCCTCGTCGTTAAGTTGCCCTGTCCGAATACGAGTCTGATCAACGCGTGCAAGAGAAGCCAGTGAGCGCATCATCAGCTGGTGGCTCGGCATCTCAAGGCTAAAAACCAATACGGGCTTATCGTTACGAACTGCGGCATTTTCGACGAGATTCATCGCAAACGTGGTCTTCCCCATAGATGGGCGGGCGGCGACAATGATGAGATCGGACGGCTGAAGCCCTGCCGTCTTCTTATTGAGATCGGTAAATCCCGTATCAAGCCCCGTTACACCATCATGTGGTCGCTGAAACAACTCTTCTATGCGAGATACCGTTGCATCGAGAATGCTGGCGATATCTTTTGGACCACTACCGCTCTTTTGTCGTTTTTCAGCTATTTCAAAAACGCGGCGCTCGGCCATATCCAGCAATTCATTGCTGCCCCTGCCATCCTGCGCATATCCAGCTTCGGCTATTTCATTTGCGACGGAAATCATTTCACGAACAACCGCGCGTTCACGAACAATATCCGCATAAGCACAAATATTTGCCGCGCTGGGCGTGTTCTTTGACATCTCCGCAAGGTACGCAAAACCACCGGCGCGTTCTAATTTACCGTTCTGTTCAAGTGCTTCAGCAAGTGTTATCAAATCAATCGGTTTGCCATGACTTAATAACCTCTCCATCTCACTGAAAATTTCACGATGAGCACTGGTATAAAAATCATCAGCAACTATACGATCTGCAACTTCATCCCAGCGGCAGTTATCAAGCATTAAGCCACCAAGTACAGCTTGTTCTGCACTAAGGGAATTTGGCATGGATTCAAGAGGGGATGCAGACATTAGCACTCCACCCAGGCGTGCTGAATGTCAGATATAATCGGCATACTCAAATCACTCCTAACGATATGAGTCATCACCAGAAAATCAGGATTAATGCGCCGGACTCTTCCCGGCTGTCACACCGAATCGCCAGGATGGTGAATCCCTTTACCCGAGAAACAACAAACGGTGGCTTGCACATTCCGGCTACCTGGTTCGTTGCCTGAGCTAGGGGCAAGGTTCCCCCCTTTTAACGTCACCAGACCGCTAACGACGCATGTGCCAGACGCCGTGTTACAACCAAATATGGTGGCCCCTACCGGACTTGAACCGGTGACCGTGCGATTATGAGTCGCCAGCTCTAACCACTGAGCTAAAGGGCCGGATTACTGTTTCCTGAGTGCTTCTATGACGCCAGCAATACCGCCTACAACTATGCCAGCAATGACAACGAGAACAATTGGATACTTGTCAGCAAAATCCCAGAAGCCCATCACTGATCCTTAGAAGCTGTTTTTAATATCGGCCATACCAATGTTACAGCTACTGCTACCAACGCCCCGTCGGATAAAACCGACAGGATTGTGCTGGTGAAATCCACCAGCACAGATAGCACGAGAAAAACCAAAGCCAGAATTAGACGTGCTTTTATAACCATCAGATATACTGTTCCAGTGGCAATTGAAGAGCCTGGGCAATTTTCTTCAATTGCTCCTGCTCTTCTGCCCCAATGCCATCCTGGTCAGCAATATCAATGCATAGGCACAGAACATCTACCGCATCATTAGTTCCAGACACGTCAGCCAGTTCACGTAAAGCCTGGGCATTCGCTCGGCGCGGCGAGGCTTCATATTGAGCGCGAATATTGGCGCTCATCTGGGCAATTTCACCGGAGAACGGCGCAAAGGCAGGAAGTGCTGCAATGGTTTTTTCCAATACTGCAATTTCTTTCGCATCGCAGGTGCCGTCAGAGTATGCAATGGAATATGCGCCCCAGACAGTCGCTTCCACCGCATCACGGTTTTCCATCTTCTTGACTCCGCCAGCCGCTTTGCGGAATTTCTTTTTGAGAATGCCGAGCATTTATTAACCTCATTACTGGTTGGGAAATAAGGTTGCGGTGCCGGGTGCTTCCCGGTGTCCTTTAGCTGGTTATCCACCGTGGACGGGGAAATAAGGAGAAATAATGGACAGATATAACCATTTCCCCGCGTGCGCTTAGCCGCATTCACCGCAACGGAAAGAGCATTCCTGGTGGACCTGTAGATTGGGATATGAACCCGTTACAGGAGAATGCTCTTACCTGTTACGTGCTCCGTTTCGTGGAGCTAACGGCGGGTGATCGGGCCGCACCAGACTGGACTTATTTCAGCGTTATGCTCATGCCAGAGAATCAAACTGTGATGGTCGGTGCTGAACTCCGACACAGGGTTGTAGCAAGCCCCGCAAAGCGCGCACTACTGTAGTTGCGGCACATCAGCCTGTGCATTCACCACAATGTTGAGAACACTGGTTGTCACGCTGCAACGCAACATTTATTCGTAGATTGGGATATGACCCCGTTACGCCAGTGTTCTCAACGTTGTAGTGCCGGTTACGGTTCCGGCCAGGCCTCTTCCTCAACGGGGTGTTCTCCATACGGACTACCGTTTATTGGTCGTTCCTGCGGTTTATGTTGTGAAGCCAGATGCTTATCTTCTGGTTGCTTCAAAGAGCTGCACTTCATCACAACGGTAAGGGTACTTCGTAGGGATTCGAACCCTCTGCCAAGCTCGGCGATCTCCGACGTCGCAAAATACCCTTACCTGTTGTGCTGGTGCCGATTAACGGACTCGAACCGCTGACATCCTGCTTACAAGGCAGGCGCTCTACCAACTGAGCTAAACCGGCATTGGCGATGGTGGATGGATTTGAACCATCGACCCGTTGATTAACAGTCAACCGCTCTAACCGCTGAGCTACACCATCACTTGCCGGGTACGTCTCCGGCGAGGGCTTCCACCTCCGTATGCTTTTCGGCGCACCGCGCCCTGGCTGCAATTCGGTAACAGGGGATGCACAACCCTGGCTTCCAGCGTGATTAGCGCCTTCAGCATGACGGGATATACCCGTAAATTCGTGGAACTGTACCCAAAGTGCTGTTAAGCACCGCTGTTACGCTGAAAAGAAAACGCAACAGGAAAGGACGCTGACCAACAGATGGCCCCTTCTCGTTCATCTGGTTAATCCCACCAGCGCCCTTACCTGTTGTGCCTCCCCGTTCCCTAATACACAGACGGGGACACTCTGCGGTCGATTTTTTGACGGGGGACGACTCATACCCCGTGGCATCTGGCTTCTTAGGCCGCTACCATCATCAGATCATCGTTTGCATTTACTTTAATGGTCAGTTTCTAAACCGCCGCAAAGTCGCTAACCATGACGAAAACCCTGAAAAAAACGCCCACCCGAAGATGGGCAAACTGGAAGCTCGTAACGCACTTCGGCGTTGCCACTTAGGCGCATGGTCAACCTGGCAACTCGGTGTTTTGTCTGGGAGGACTAGGCCCAGCCATGCTTACCGCCGCGCCTGTCGCGGCTAACAGCTAAATCGCTCTATAAATCACGATTCATTGAGGCGATATTACACTAATAAATTTATTAGAGCAATATACCCAAAACGTCATGAGCTACACCTCGAGTGTCCCCCTTACAAGACACAGAACGTCTGGCAAAAAGAGGTTCCACTCTGAAGCCACTGTCATGATAAAGCTCTCTGATGTTTGGCGCGCCACTGTTAGTAATGAGAACCTTTGCACCTCGACGATGAGCATCCGTCAACAGAGACACCAGGCGTTTTTGCTCTTCAAACTTAAAGTCATGACCGGAATAGTTCGTGAATCCCTCTGTATTTGGAAGCGGTTCATACGGCGGATCGCAAAAGATGACATCTCCTTCTCCGGCAGCTTCAATCACCGCTGCAAAATCACCGCATACAAACTCAGACCGCCCTTCCGCACCGAGGAAGGCTTCCATCTCCTGTAATGGGAAATACGGAGTTTTATACTTCCCGTAACCGACATTGAACTCACCGGCCTGGTTGTAACGCGTCAATCCGTTAAAACAATGTCGGTTCAGGAACAAAAACGCCGCTGCGCGATGTAAATCATCATAGACTTGTTTGTTAAACGCATTCCGTACTGCCAGGTATCCTTCCTGTGTGTTGTAGCCCTGGAAGAAACGATGCGCCAGTGTGATAAGTGAATGCGCCTCGCGTTGCAGAGTCTTGTAAAAGTTAATCAGGTCAGCATTCACATCATTTAGCAGATTTTCCTGGTATCCGGCATTCGTGAAGACAGCTCCGCCACCGACAAAAGGTTCGATCAGGCGCTTCCCTTCTGGCAAATAGCGAAAGATTTGTTCCAGAACACCAAATTTTCCACCAGCCCATTTGAATATGGACCGTTCGAATTCTGCCGCTGGTTTAACTTTTCGCTCTTTTGTTTCACTTCCTTCTTTCTGCCGACATACGGCCTTAGTAATCCGATCGCCAATCCAGCGCATTACTGGTATTGCCATACTATTGCCGATCGCTTTGTAACGCGGTCCGTCAGCTGCAAGCATCGCGGCCTCTTCTTCGCTTAAATATGGATAGTGATTGCGAAGATATGCCAGTTCATCTGAATTAACTTTTTTACGCTTTTCCGTCGGGATCAACGTATGCCCATCAGGAAAACCTTGCAGCCTTTCACATTCGACAGGGGTAAGACGGCGGACAGCTACTTCTGCGTTTCTTACTTCATAGCAAACAGCTGTTGGATTTTTAGCCATTAGAGATGGTGAAGTATTCTTAGTTGCAGCATGTTGTGTACCGCTCATACGCTCAGGAAAAGCCAATGTAACAAGATGCTCATGGCTTTCTTGCTCACGTGCCCGCAATGTACCATGCCCTTCTGACCAAAAACCTGCTCCTGTGCTGCTAAAAACGGCAAGGTCAGTGGCATCTTTAAAATCTCTTGCCTTTACTGTCGATGCGGTTTCATCGTCAATATATTCCCCAAATGCTGCCATCCTGAAAGCGTTTACGGCTTTCGTCGATTTCATACCGGGTGGCATGTCAGCGTGTAGGCATGGATTTAGGCTTTCGCCACTGATTGCAGCGCCATTTGCAATAATGGCGGAAGCGATTTCCTTCTTTTTTCGGCTCGGCGCAATATTCCGACGCACGCCTTCGAACTCAAAAAGTACCGTTGCGGGATCGAGGTCTGTTCGAGCACTTGCGACAACAAACACGCGTCGGCGTCGTTGTGCCACTCCGAAGTATTGGGCATCAAGGATTCTCCAGGCCACCTTTCGCTGCGGTCCATAAATACAACCACACTGCGGCCACTTTGGAGCATGGCAACCGGTTTTGCCATCCCACCGCCAGAACGCGTTACTTTTTCCTGATTCAGGTCGATCACCTGGTTCAAATGGCGCATCTTCTCCAGCCAATCCGGCAAGGAAACATCCGAAGGCGTTATCTGCCGATGACAGGACTCCTGGGACATTTTCCCAGACGATAACTGTCGGTTTGAGGAAGGACTCAGACCGTTTGTCGTCAATTGCATTTGCAAGCTCCACATACTTCAAAGTTAGCGCGCCGCGTTCATCATCAAGCCCACCACGTAAGCCCGCGATACTGAATGCCTGACAAGGCGTACCCCCGACGAGCACATCAGGGGATTCGATTTCCCCAGCCAGGACTTTTTTGGCAAGTTTTGTCATGTCGCCAAGGTTGGAGACATGGGGCCAGCGGTGCGCAAGAACGGCAGATGGAAAAGGCTCGATTTCAGCAAACCACGCCGGACGCATACCCAACGGTTCCCAGGCAATACTCGCGGCTTCAATTCCACTGCAAACAGATCCATAGCACAGCTCTTTCACTGCTTAGCCTCTCCACCAAGGGCATTTACCAGAGCATCAACCAGGCACGAAATTTCACTGGTCAACAGGAAGAAATCTGCGTCCAGTCGCTGCGCAACATCTTCACTATCAATATCAGAGTTCTGCTCAAGCAATTCATCCGCAAATTTGACGCTGGTAAGGTTGAAGTTATGGTCCAGTGTAAATTTAATGCGGTTCTGCCAGTCGAGTGCCAACTTAGTAACGAGCTTGCCAGCTTCCAGGTGTGTGGAAATTTCATCGCTTCCCAAATCCTGCTTTTTCACTCGGGCAATACCGCCATCCTCAAGCACTGCCTTAAGTTCTGCCGCATCCCCCATTTGAAATCCCTGTGGAGCACTACCATCACGTACCCAGTCGGTCAGCGTTAATTCAATGGGATTTTCAACACTCAGGGGAACAACAGGAAGAGAACCCAGAGACTTACGCATAAGCGCGAGCATATCCTCTGCCTGCCGCGCGCTGGCATTGATATAGATACGTTTAGTTGAACCGTCGTAGATCGCCTGGATAACAGAAAACTTTGAAAAAGCCCGTGGCAGAAGAGAATGCAGAACTTCGTCTTTCAGGGAGTCCTTCTCTGTTTTCTTCAGTTTACGCGCTTGTTCTTGCTCAAGTTTTTCAATTTTTTCTTGAATAGCTCGCTGGATAACCGGCGGGGGAAGAATTTTTGTTTCGCGCTTTGCTTCAACAAGGATAAAACCATTTCCATGCATAGCGATAACTTCGGAATTATCACCAAATGGAGATACAAAACCGAACTTGGCCATATCCTGACTACCGCATGGCGTGAAAAGGATCATTTTCTTTTTATCTTCTAAGTCGGTCAGATCCGCCTCACGAGAAAGTTTATAAATAGTAATGTTTTTCCAGTGCTTAAACATGTTGTAACCCTTGAATATCAACCACAGAAAGCTCGTCTTTGTAGAAAAAGGCCAGGTTGTGGCACCCCCTCGTTTGAGCGTATGAGCTGGGACCAATTTCGTTCTTCCAGACAAATGGCTTCAAATCCGTACGGCGAAGCATAAAAACGCGATTTGTTCCGCTCTGATTCCCAATGAGGCAAAAGCCTTCTTTCACCTTGATAGCCTGCAAGTTGTCGAGTTCACCGCTGGTTACACGGCTATCGAACTCCTTGCGGCTTATTAGCTCCATCTGCATCTGACGACTCCAAACAAATGCCCATTGAAGGGCGATGGCTGAATGGTACCGAAAATACGACATAA